TGTTGTTCGATGTTACAAGAAGCGGGTTTTACGGACTTGTCCAAACGTGTCAGTACAAACTTGTTGGAAGATCAGGAGATTCGTCTGGAAGTGGTGCCGTCGAAATTTCAACCCTTGCACCCCATTGTCATTTCAAGAATGGGCAGATTCCACCTCCTACACTTCTGAGCAGATCCTCAATTTTAGAGAAGAGTACGAGTCCCTCAATGGTTTCCCCCCTACTAGACGAATCGCGTCCACTGTTACTGGATTCGTCAAATCAGAATTCTACACTGAGTATAAATATCCGCGATTAATTCACACGCGATGCGATTCTGTGAAGCCCTTCAACGGCATGTATTTTAAACCCATAGAAGATCAACTCTTCTCTATGCCTCAGTTTATTAAACATGTGCCTATGGATCAACGGTGCGACGTCGTCCGGTCGTTGAAAGGCAAGGGTATTTATTACTATGCTACTGATTTTACTGCATTCGAGTCTCATATGAGTCCTGACATTATGAATTCGATTGAATGTGTTCTCTATCGTCATTGTTATCCTGGTGACCGAAACATTGAGTCCATTTGTGAAATGTTAACCGGGAAAAACAAAATCAGCACTCGTGGTGGTGTGCATGCCACTTGTCTTGGGCGTCGGATGTCTGGTGACATGTGCACTTCACTTGGGAATGGGTTTACCAATTTTATGCTTGCCTCGTTTTTAGTCCATAAGAAGCATGGTAAACTGTCTGGACTCTTTGAAGGAGATGATGGACTCTTCACTACCACAGTTCCTCTGACCAATGAGGATTATGATAGACTAGGGTTCTCTATCAAGATTCAGAGAGTTGACGACCCTTGCTCTGCTAGTTTCTGCGGCATGATCTTTCCCAATTCCGGCCAGATGATAAGAAGTCCTTACAAGTTCGTCCAAGGTTTTGGATGGACCTCCAGCTTCATCCACGCCGGTGATAAGGTTATGAATTCTCTTCTTCGTGCCAAGTGTTTATCTGCTGCGTATGAGATGCCCCAGTGTCCTATCGTTGGGGTCTTTGCGCGGCGTGGATTGCAAGTGACAAGAGGAAGTAAGCCTAGATTTGTGGTTGATCATTACCACGATCAGGTATGCCCTGATGAAGTTAACATCCCTGATTTTCGACCTAGTGATGACACCCGTGAGTTGTTTCATGCTTCGTTTGGTGTTACCATTGAAAATCAATTGATCATCGAGGAAGCCATTAGAAATGATGACTTTGTGTTGGTTGGTAATTTGCTTCGTGGTTCAGCTCCTGTTTCTATGATGCCGTCCATACTTGCGAACATCGACTATTCAACTCGTTATTTGTTGGTGACTTAGTGTCACACTGCAAGAAACTGATCGATTCTTGCCGTTACTCAGATCCCGTGAGAGGTATCTCACTTCGTCGACTCTTGTGCCGAGACTACCGGTACTAGACGAGGAGTATTGCGAT